GAAGTTGTCGCCGCTCGTTAAACACGCACACCCACACTCAGGGCAACCGTTGTCGTCGTAAGCTGAATCAGACCAGTCGAGAAAATCAAACTCTACGACCTCGCCTAGTCCACCGGTCCCGAGCCCGACGCCGTTTGACGTCGTTTGCTCGAGCCGTTCCATCAAGCACGCTGGCTCTCCGTTTGCGCGAATTAACGTGGCCGCAATGTCAGCCTCGCCAAGGTCGTCTGTTGGGCTGACACACAGGTTTAGCGTGTGCCACTCGGACGGATCCACATTCTCAACGCGTAGCCGCTCGCCTAGTTGCGCCGTGCCTGTGGCCGTTTTGTTTTCAATCGATAACCAACCACACGTCCCCGACGTGTCGAACTCCACACGCGCTGCGACGTACTGCATATAGCTGGCCATGCCGCCGATTAGGTCGACCGTTTCGCGTTCCGTGCTGCGGAAACGCGTGACGATCTTTTGATACTGTGCCCCGGTCGTATTCGACTTGATCACGCCATTTGCGGAGCTGGTCGACAACGCGCCGTCAGCAATCGACCACGTCCCGGAAAATTGCGTATAGCTCGAAATCGTGTCGGTTGAAAAGTCGTCATTCAATCGCGCGCAGCCGCAACTACACGAGGCACAACCTGGCGTGTGTTGTTTCCATGGCATGGGCTACTCACACGGAACCACGACAATCCACCACGCGCCGAAACCGTCACGCGAGAAAATGCACCACGTGTCCTCTGCGATTGCGGAGTTGCCGACGTTGTACACCGTCAATTCGCCGCCGTCGGCCATGCGTCGCGTTGCGTTGCCCGTTCCCGTGTCCCGGTAATAAATGGCGGCCGTCCCGCTGCCCGGCGTACTTGAGGAAAACGCGGTTACCTCGCTTGTTGTTTTCCCGAGATAGCAACCCGAAGAAACGCCCGACGCCCGCGCCGATTCCTGCACGCGAACCGACAAGTTACGCACCTGGTAACTCAGCCGCAAATGATCGCGGCGCAGTTGCTCAACGGCTTTTTGTGTTAGCGTAAAGCTCACGCGTTAGCCTTTCACGTCACACAACATTTGCACACGGCCCACTTTGATTTTGACCGCTGTTGAGGTCGCGCTATCGCTCACGGCGCAAGCTAGTCGGCAATCGATTACAGAGCCAACGACAAGGCTTGACGCGTCCAGCACAAAGCTTAAATCTGCTTGCGTCAAACTATTGCAACTTTGCGAGGCTGTGCTGACGAGATCTGACCCGGTAACGGCCCCGGCATCGTCCGAAAGGTAAGCACTACAATCTACCGTTGCCGTGCCATCGGAAACCGTGGTCAACATTCCGGCTTTGACTTTGATACGCACGCTCTGCGCCGCTGTGTATTCCGCCGGCAACGCAAACGACCAGCGCGCGTACTGCGTGCCGCTGGCTGCTTTCAAATCACTGGTGACAACAAACGGGGAGTCTGTGCCGAACGTCTCGCCGTCTAGCGCTAGATCGTCGGCCGCCGCCGTACTGGGTAGCAAGCTCGATAAGTTGTCATGTATTCGCATTTCCGAAAACGGCACCGAGTACGCTGCAAGGTCATCTTGCACCAGGTCCGCGCGTGAAATGCCCGGCTGTAGTGAGCCCGAGAAAGTTATATTGCCGCCGACAATTAAATCGTTCGAAAGTTGCGTGGCCATGCGGCGCGTCCTTATACGATGGGGAGCCAGTCGAAACGGGCCTTATAGTTAATTTCTGGATATGCCGAGTAACTTAAATAGATGTGTTCCGTGTTCGGTGGGTTAGGTTCCCCGCGCCCGTTCAAAAATACGGGCTTTGTTATCTGGTTCCCGAATGCGTCTTGCATCATGCGAGCCGCCGGCGCTCCCGTTTGCGGCGCCGGCAAAACACCGCCGTTGCCGTCGGCCTTGCCGCTGGTGCCCAACGTCCACACGCCACGGTCTAGGATTTTATAACGCCAGTCTTCATCTTTTAGCGCGACCAGAATATCGGTTGTGACGTTCCACACGGTCCGATTATTTTTGCGAACTATCGCGGCATTAACCGACTGGATTTGTAGCTGTAGCGCACCGAAGGATTCCGAGAAAATCGCGCCGCCTTTCGCGTTGCGGTCTTTAATTTTGAATTTAACACGCTTGTCATTTACCGCCATGAACGCGTCCGTCACTGCGTCGGGGAACTCTTCGACATACTTGCCGAACCTCAAGAGCATGTGACAACGCCGCCGCTCCGGCGCCGGGTCAAACATTTCGTTGGCGCTGTTAACAATCGCCACGCCCTTGGGGAAACGCACCCCGCCCGGTTCCCCGTCGCCCGGCTCGTATATCGGTTGCTCGCCCGCAAGAAAGGTAAAGCCGTCACGATAAACGGCCGCTTCGCATGGTACGACTTCCTCAACAAACGATACGTCTAGCGTCGGTGCCCACGCTGTGGGGTCGTTGGTCGTGTCGCCGTTCTCGTCTTCGTTCTGCTCTTCTTCTTCCTGCTTTGCGCTTTTGAAATGCGCCGTAACTTTCCAATCGAATTGGGAGCCGTCAATTAGCCTTGGGCTGATGTTGTCACATAGCGCGCCCGCGTCATTAGACAAACCGTAGTCAAGCGCGCGCCCGTACCAGGGAAGCGCTACCGTTCCTTTGCTCCCGTCATACGTATTATTGTTTTCGAAGTAGTCAACAATAGACTTCCCCTGGTATCGGTAATCGTCCGTTGTCACATTCCAGGACGCTGTATACTCGCGCCCGTCTTGCTTAAATGTGCCCTCGGCGCCTGGCCGTGCTAGTCGAACGTCAGTGATTGTCATGGCCCTAGCCCCGCCACAAGTGGCCGATTGTTTTCGGGTCGTGTGTTCTTTGCGATTTGATCGAGTAAGTCGCGCCGCCTCCGCGCCTCTTGAATCATTTCCTTACGCTGTCGCGTTGCCGCGTGTGCCGCTGCTCGCTGCTCTCTGATTGCGTTTGCCTCTTGCATTGTCCCTTTTAGCACCGCGCCCACTGTCATACGCTCGCGCTGTTCGCGTTGCTGTGGTCGGGTCGCTGAAAATAGTTCTTGCTGCGCTTTGGCGACTGCTCGCGCCGACGTGCTGGCATCGATCGCGCCCATAGAAAACAACCGCCGGATATCGCGTATTTGTTTTGCTGCCCGCTCAAGTGGCGATTGCATCGACTCGCGGATTTGCTGGGCACGCCGTGCAATTTCAGACGCCGTTTTATCCTCGGCTTCTCGCCTCGCGTCATTTTTCTTTTTATCTGAAACCATCTCCGCTTTATTCAACCGCGCCGCTTGTGCTGCTCGTTGCAAATTACGGTGACCGAGAGACGCCATTAGGTTGGCTGTGTGCTTCTCCGCTTTTTCTCGGCCGCTTAGCCACTTCAACCAGCCGCCGCCGGCTTTGCCAAGGTCTTTGATAATCAACACCAGATCCGTTAAGACCGGAATCATGGCAATTGATATTTCATTCCACACGCCCTCGAGCGCCTTACTCATGTCGTCAACCGCATCGTTAAAATCTTCGAACGTTTTTGCGTCGCCCTCCATCATGCCGTTAAGGTCTTTGACTTCGTTCGATAACTTGTCGATGCCATCGGCGCCGAGCGCCATGGTATTTATGAGCGCGCCACCCCCACGCCCAAAAATGGCAAGCGCGTGTCGTGTTTTTTCTGACTGCAAGCCCACCGTGTTGAGCCGCTGCGCGATAAGCTTGAATTGGTCCTCAGGCGCAAGCCCTGCGATTTGTTTCCACTCGATGCCGAGCTCGTCGAACGAACGCTTAGCCTCGCCCATCCCGGCGCCGGTTTCGCTGATTCCCTTCGACATCTTCTCTAGACTTTTGTCTAGAGTTTTCACGGGCACCCCTGTTTTTTCTCCCGCGTTGCGCAGCCCGTTGAGCGCGTCGGTTGTCATGTCTAACCGGGCTGCGGTTTTCGCGAGGTCATCCATGCGAGCCGCCGCCGCTTTGAACTCGCTGGACACTTTCCGCACCGCGAGCCCCGCCGACATAATCCCGGCAATCGGCCCGAGCATTTTGCCCATGCCGCCGCCGAGCATACCGCCGAGCATGCCACCGCCGCCGGCGCCGCCCCCGCCACGGGCACCACCCCCGCCGCCGCTCAAGCTTTTCTTGAGTTGCTTGGCGCGCTTACCAACCTTAGAAAATCCATCCATCACCCGCGTGGTATTAGCGGATATAAGGATGGCAAGTTTACTAACTGCTTTGGCCATCAGCGTGCGCCTCGTTGTAGGCTTTGATACGCTCCCACGCCGCGACCGGGTCCCACGCCGCCGCCTCTTCTTCTTCTTGCGTCCAGTAAGGCCAGTCGCCGCTGGGCGTTTTCGCGTTGGCTTCTGAGTAGGGAGAAAGCCCGATAATTGTATGAGCTATTCCGCGCGCGTCCGCTCGAGCCTCGCCCCACGGTTGTTGCTCGTACCTCGCGAACCAATCGAGAAACTGACTCCAGGTTAGCGGCCCGCCTGGCTGCAATAAGTAGTCTGGGTGTGGTACGTGTAGCCGCTCGCATAACAGAAACGCAAACTCCCAAAGGCTAGATTTTTCTAGTCGCTTTTTTTTTCCGTCACGGGTTCTTGTTCGACGGTGCCAAGGTCGTGCAACCGCATCGCCGCGTCACCAACCTTTGACAAAATCCCGAGCGATTCCCGCTCGAGATAATCGCGCCCGGCATCCGTCCCGAACACGCGTTCTCCCTTGTCGTTGACCACGCACCGCGTCAAGAGCTCGACAATGGACGCAACGCCGCGTGTCTGGCTCGCGTTGTCGTCGCCGTCGTCAAACATTGCAATCAACTCGAGTTGCTCACGAGCCGGCACCCGCTCCAACAAAACAACGCCGCCCCACTCTGCAACCTCGATTTGCGCCCGCGTTGGGCGTGTCTCTTTCAGCCTCGCTAATTCGAACAACCCGCTCCCCTTTCGTGTGTTGCGTTAACTGGTCGTGATTGCTCCCTGCCTGTTGAGCGTTACCGTTCGCGCGAGAATTGCGCTGTTTTCGATTTCCATGGGCTGCACGTCCATCACAACCGCGTTGAAAGTCTCGGTAGCGCTGGCCGTAGTACCGCCGGCGCCATCCGGTATTCCGGGGTACTGGATCGCCCACGCGCTAACCGTCCGGTTTTCTTGCAACGTGTCGACCGCTGCGATTTGCGTTGCGTCGCCCGGCTCCCAGAGCTGGACAAATTCAACGTCTGATTCTTGGTAGATACCTTGAAGACTGTACTTCAAAGTTGAATCAAGGTCATCTGCTTCCACCCGCGTATAGCTGCGGGGTGGTGGAGTAACCGAGCGGATTTCGCCGACGGCCGTACTGCCGTATTTTACGATTGTTCCGTAACCAACTAATTTATCGGCCATGGGCTAGCTCCCTGGTTGGTGTCCTATGATTTCAAATTGCAAGCTTGCGACGTGCCGCCCCTCGTCGCCGCCGTCGTTTAACGGCACGTAGTCGTCAGCCTGATCGGTTACAAAAACAGCAAGCGCGGTGCCCGTGCCGAAAGTACCTTTCGAACCGTGCAAGCCTCGCAAGTTGTCGGCAAGGTCTAGCGCGTTGTCGATATTTACCGCAACCGCTTCGACGTTTACACGCTCGCGAAACACGCGTTGCCCTACGGACATATTTAGCGTGTCTTCTTGTTCAATCCCGGCGCGCTCGTACCAGATGTAATCTGAGACCGTCGCGCCTTCCTCTTGCTGCACCTCGTTCTGGTAAACGCGCGCCCCAACCTGCGCCGCGATTGTGGAATCGTCTAGCAAGAATGTTCGGAAGTCCTCGCCCATGCTGGCCATCACTTACCCCCTGGTAAAGTTGGCCCGCTTGGTAACGCCGAGATTTCCGTTTTCCACTTCTTTTCAAACTCGCGCAAGCTATCGCCGCGCGTCGCGTCGGCTGCGCGCCTCATGAACCCGTCCCCAGAGTTACCCGGGTGCCTAACTTTCTTCGTTCTGACGATGCGCCCGAAACGCCTAAACACCAACGTGCCCCGCTTCACGCCCGTAAGTAGTCGCATGAACCGATTACTCGCAATTTTCATTCCGCCCTTCTTGTCGGGAACCATGACGTTTTCCAATGGTCGCGCCTTGATCGTGTGCGGCCTCACTCGGGATTCCACCAAATGGATTGGGACGGCTTTACCTTTTGCCGATAAGCCCCCGCGCCGCTTGTCTGATTGCGCCTTGATCGCGGCCCGTTCAAACGCCTTGGTGGCGCCGTCGACTCGCTGGCCAGCAATCGCGACAAAGATTGCGCCCTTGCGATAGTTCTTGATTTTGTGTGTAAGGCTTCGCCGCAAAAGACCGGTTTGCTTTGGCGCTAACTTTCGCGCTGCCTTGATGGTCGGACGTACCGCCGCGTTGACGGCCTTGCGTGTTACCTTGCGCTTGATTTTCTTATCGAGTTTGTCGAATGCCTTATTCGCTTCCGCCATTCCTTGCAATTCGTATTTGATCACGGCTAAACGTCCTCCCTGCAAAGGATGACGCACAACCGGTTAACCTCTTCGATGTTGTTGATGAACACGAAATTTAAATACCGCGCGCCAAACTTGAAACGTTGCCGAACGTCGAGCCCTGACCGGTAACGAATCGTCACGCGATGCGAGCACACGCCCGCGAGCTGATGCGCTTGGATCACTTCGTCACCGCTCAACGTTTCAATTTGCGCGCGAACCTTTGCGACGTTTGACCAATCGCCGGTCCTCTCGCCACGTGAGCCCGTGCCGCTTGGTGGCTCTTGGATTTGCACCACCTGACGCAATTGGCCCGTTTCGAATTTGTCGAATAGCTTATGCATAGGCAACCGCTCCATAGCTGCCCATTTCCGCGTCTAGCTGCACAAGGAATTCTTTCCTGATTCCAGAGCCGCGATGGTTGTACTTGTTGTCTACGTAATCCTTGACGGCCTGCTGAATCGAGTAGGGCACCGCACTTTGCGAGCTATAGCCGCACGTGTGCGTGATAGTGACGTCGTTAACAACCTCGCGCGTCGTTGGCCAGGTCACGTTCTTGGCTGGCTCGATTCGCGCGTATATGCCTTGCGTTGCTACTCGGTACTGACTAGCCGCCAGCGTTTGTGAATCGCCGTCGCTGTCGAGATAAGTAATTGACGACACGGCGCCGAATGGTGGGCGCCCGATTTGGATAGCGCCGCCGATCCAGTAACGGTCATCAAAAAACCCATCTTGGATTTGCTGCCACGTCTGCGACATGATGGCGCACCGAAACCGATTCTCTAGAAACTGCGCCGCCTCATAGATAAGGCTTTGCAATAGTGAATCGTCGTCGTTGCCCGTCACATAGCTATACGCTTTGCAGTCGTCAAGCTTGACGGGGAGCGCTGTCGCTTGTGTTGTTAGTACGTGCACGCCGTTTCCGTTTCCGTTTCGGTTTTTCGGTTGGCTCTTCGGGGGGCGCCGCCGGCGTGGCGAACTTCCTGTTAACAAGAAGTTCACCCACGCCGCGCCCAATCCTTTGAACCGTACCGGCTCGCATTCCGAACCAATCCGTTTTCAGTTGGATGTACATAAACACCTAGCTTGCTGCGGTCTTCAGACCGACGAAGGCGCCCGCGTCGGAACCGTCGCCGGGCTCGTGAACCTGGATGTCATATCGCGAGGTAAGCTTGAGCGTTAGCACATCCTCGTTAAACGCGTAGTGCTCGCTACTCGCTACTTCGATTCCGGTGCGGTCCGCCAGTACAGCCGCCGCCTCAAAATTTCCGAAGAAAACGCCGAAGGTCGAAACGGCCTCACTTGGCATTTGGTCCGAGAAGTTGATGCCGTACCCGAAGAGTTGGGCACCGCTTCCGTCCGCGATATTTCCGACAGTGTTTCCTCCGGCCGCATACAGCAACCGTTGAATTGCTTCCGCGAAAAAAGCACGTGAGCAAATCCAACTAGCGCCGGTGTGGTACTTGTCGGGGAGCTTGCCAGCCAGGGCGTTGAGGTCGGCCAATGTTACGTCTTCGTATGTCGTGTTGCCGCTGGACATCGTGACGGTCCCGGCCGCGCCGATAACGTTGACGAGCCCATTGACGCCGCCGTAAGAGCTGGAATCGTCGCCTTGCAAAAATTCCAAATCCTCACGCAGCCCCAACTCGTAGCCTGCCCTGCTCGCTACACGGTCGGCGATATTAACCACCGAGTCGGCTAGCAACTCGTTTGACACTTTAGTGAGCACCGCACGTTTAACGGCTGCACAAGAAATCGTGCCCCACGTTGTATCACTCGCGGTAATACTCGCGGCCTCGGCTGGGTACTGAACCGTTTGCCCGGCCGTGAGTTTTGGAATCGAAAGCGTATCGGATGACATCGGGAAAATGTCGCACACTCGGCGCGCCAATCCGATAACGCTTCTTGCCTCGATTACTGCGTCACTCAGGGGGTCTGGGACCGTATAGCCGCCGGCGGAATTTGTGCCCTCGGTTTGGGCTCCCTGGAATCCCACGCCACGGTCACGGCACCACTGCTTAGCGTCGCTGTCTTGCAAGAAGATAGCCTTCAACCACATGCCGGCTTTGTACGCGTTCTCCTCGGCGCGTGGCCCCTTGAACGCTTTGAGGGGCCCGGTGTTCTTCCAGCCTAGCGCGCGGATGTTGTACGTTTCTTCCTTGGCTGCGACTGGCTCCGGCTGCTTTTCCTTGCGGGCTAATGCAAGCTTGAGCGCCTCGAGCTTTTCCGTGCGCCGCAAGTCGGCGTAGAGACCGGTCGGGCTATCGCTGTCGTCACCAATCTCTGACATTAACGCGTCAAACTGGGTGCGGTCTTCTGCGCTTAGTTCGCGGTCTTCGCTCTCGGCGAGCTCGACAATCGCTTGGGCCTGGTTGTGGAGGTCGCTGATTTTCTCGCGGATTGCGAGGGGGTTCACGCTTGCCATAGCTTGCTGCTCCGGTAAGAGCCGGCAACAAGGCAGGCACAAAAATAGCGGCGCAAATCGCCGGCCAGGGTGGAATTCTGGTCGGTGACCTACGCCGCTCTATGGCGCGCGATGGGTCCGCCGCGTACTATGTCGCGACGTCGTCTAAGTTGTTATTTCAATTTAGCCGGGCG